TCAAACGATAGAGGTTTATTAATAAAAGCTGGAAGAAAAGATGGCGATAGAGAAGTTGCGTATTTCGATGTGGTTACATCAACTGGCAATACAACTAATATGCTTACAATGGGTAAGTTTAGTTCTGCTTATAACGTAGGTATTGGAACTACTAGTCCAAGTCAAAAACTTACTGTTAATGGCACAATAATGTCTACAGGTGCTAGCAATCCACAGCTAATACTTCAAGACAGCACACATAGTGATATAACTATAAAAGGCGATTCAGGTATTTTTTCTGTTACAAACCAGTCTGCTGGACAAAACATTACTATGCTTTATAATGGTAACACTGGTATTGGAACTACTTCTCCTACGCAAAAACTAGATGTAAATGGAAATATGGTTTTTAGTCAGCGTTTAGTAGCTAATTCAAATCAATATTATGTTAAACTAGGAGTTTGGAGTTATGCTAATACTTATGGCATTGGTATGACAAATGGCTTTACTTATGGCGCTTTAAACAATGACTACGCTATGACGTTCTGCATGAACAACGACAGTGACAGAGGCTGGTGGTGGGGCTATGATGGCCAGAGTAAATCTACAGGCGCGATGTCTTGTAATATGCAAGGTAAGCTAAAAATAAATCACTCTATAGGTTTAGGAACAGTAAATCCTTCCGCTACACAGGGTAGAATAGATGCTTCAAACGATATAGTTGCTTATTCTACTTCTGATATTAGATTAAAAAATAATATTAAAAGTATTGACAAAGCTTTAGATAAAGTTAATAGTATACAAGGTATAGAGTTTGACTGGATAGAAAAAGAAGAAGTTCATGGTAACAGCGGTCATGATATAGGTGTTATAGCTCAAGAAATAGAAGAAATACTACCAGACGTAGTTACTACTAGGGACAATGGCTACAAGGCTGTTAAGTATGAAAAAATTGTACCATTATTAATAGAAGCTATAAAAGATTTGTCAAAGCAAGTTGATGGCTTAAAAAGATTAATATAATGGCTGTTCCAAGTAGTGGTGCTATTAGTTTACTGGGTATTAAAAGAGAGCTTAGCAATGACAATTACAATGCGGAGAATGCTCATAGCAATATAAGTTTAAAAGACTGTAGTGATGGTACTGTAGATAACATAAATCTAAACAATGATTCCAGTGATAGGCCTGATGGAAGTGCGCCACATAGCATGTCAGAGTTCTATGCTTATGATCATGATTATGTTTCAGTAACTTCTTTTACAGGTGGAATAAGTGGAGATGGCCCTAACATAGCTTGCTCTATAGAAGAATTTTCAGAAACAATTTATCACAATGGAAGTGGAACTTTTCCAGGTTTAAATGATATTGTTTACAGTAATGCTGGTACGACCACATTAAATAGTTCTCACATAGCATTTTTTAATGCTTCAGAAGCGAAAGTGTATGTAAGTACTAGTTCTTCTGGTGTAGTAAATAACACAGGCACTTGTAGGTAAGTATGCTAACTTACAAGTGATTATATAATTAAGTTAAATTAAATAAAATCAAATAAAATGGCAAAAGCAAAAAAAGTAACAAAAAAAGAGTTAGAATCAATAGTTGAAGTCAACGGTAAAATTAATGTTGAAATTAATAACTTAGGTTTATTAGAGATGAGAAAAACAGATCATATTCAACTTTTACAACAAAGTAGATCTGAACTTGCTGAATTACAAAAAGAACTAGAAGAAAAGTATGGTAAAGTAAGTATTGACTTGAAAGATGGAAAAATAGAAGAAATAAAAGATGATGAAGCAGAGTAGTACTGTTAGAAAAATAAGTATAGGCTCAGATTACAAAGACAAAGCAATGCATTATTCTATTGGACAAAAAGTTTGGGGTGATCACACTATTTCTAATATAATACACAACGAAGAGGATAATTCTTATGATATTTTTATAACTAAAAATAGTGAAATTGTTCCTTGGAAAAAGTTTAATAGAAATATGGCTATATCTGTAGAATACGATTTAAACTACGGTGAATAGCTTATATGACTTTATTGTTAAACCTTTAGATCAAAGGTATGACAATGAAGCTAAAGTAGGAGATAAATCTCTTATTATAAATACCACTATAGAAAACCACAAATTTGTGAGTAAAAAAGCAGTTGTTGTTTCGACACCGACTGCTTATTCTTCACCAGTAAAAGTAGGTGATGAAGTGTACGTTCATCATAATATTTTTAGAAGATGGTACGATCAAAAAGGTAGAGAAAGAAATAGTGCTAGATATTTTAAAGAAGATTTTTATTTTTGTGGCCCTGATCAGTTATACATGTATAACAACAGGTCTCACTTAGATTACTGCTTTATAAAACCTATTAGTAATTCTAGCTATTTGCATACCAGAAGAGAACAACCAAACGAAGGTATAGTTCACACTTGTCCAAAAAACAAAAATATAAAAGTTGGTGATCGTGTAATTTTTAAACCAGAATCTGAATTTGAGTTTTTAATCAATAAAGAAAAGCTTTATTGTATGAGATTAAATAAAATTGTATTGAATTATGAAAACCAAAGAGACTAAAATAAAAATTATTGAAGCTGGTCAAAAAGCTGTAGAAGAACTTATTAAGGTAGCAAAAGAAAAGATTGTTGACTCAGACGACGACGTAAGCGCTGACAGATTAAAAAATGCTGCCGCCACTAAAAAGCTAGCTATATTTGATGCTTTTGAAATACTTAATCGTATTCAACAAGAAGAAGATATGCTAAATGAAAAACCTAAAGAAGCAAAAGAACAAAAATCTTTTAAGGGTTTTGCGGAAGGGAGAAGTAAGTGAGCTACAAGCAGAGTCTTTGGAAAGAAATTAAAGACATTGTAAATCCTAAGATACTAGCTAAAAACAATAGATTTAAAAAATGGGATTATGGTTATAATTCTGATTACGATTTTATAGTAATAAGTAAAACTGGAAAGATTGGACAAATTATTGAAATACAGAATCTCAGGATTGCTTTACCAGCAACAGATGAACCGTTTAAACGAAGTGAAGAAAAAGCGGAACAATATTGGGAAAAGCAAGAATATCCAAAAGAATTAAAAAGAATTAAAAGCAGATTTGACTGGGAGGAATATCCAGCTGAATTTAAAGAAGATTGGTATGATTATATCGACGAAGAATTCAAAAGAAGAGAACAAGGTTACTGGTTTTATAATAACAATGTTCCTACTTATATTACTGGTACACATTACATGTACCTCCAATGGTCAAAGATCGACGTTGGAGCGCCAGACTTTAGAGAAGCAAATAGATTATTCTTTATATTTTGGGAAGCATGCAAAGCAGATAACAGATGTTACGGTATGTGCTATCTTAAAAACAGGCGATCTGGATTTTCATTTATGTCCTCAGCCGAACTTGTTAACCAGGCAACAATATCTAGTGATGCAAGATTTGGAATACTCAGTAAGTCAGGTTCAGATGCTAAAAAAATGTTTACAGATAAAGTTGTACCAATATCCGTTAACTATCCGTTTTTCTTCAAACCAATTCAAGACGGTATGGATCGGCCAAAGACTGAGTTGGCATATAGGGTTCCAGCATCCAAACTTACTAGAAAAAAGTTGGAAAGCAATGAACAACTAAGAGAGCTAGATGGGCTTGATACAACTATCGACTGGAAAAACACAGGTGATAACTCTTATGACGGTGAAAAGCTAAAGCTATTAGCTCATGATGAAAGTGGTAAATGGGAAAGACCTGATAATATATTAAATAACTGGAGAGTTACAAAAACTACATTACGTCTAGGATCAAGGATCGTAGGCAAATGTATGATGGGCTCAACTTCAAATGCTTTAGACAAAGGTGGAGACAACTTTAAAAAATTATACGAAAGTTCAGACGTTACTAAAAGAAATAGAAACGGACAAACATCTTCTGGGCTCTATAGCTTGTTCATTCCTATGGAATGGAACTACGAGGGATTCATCAACACTCATGGACTACCTGTCTTCACTAGAGGCAAAACTCCAGTCAAAGGAGTTGATGGTTATGAAATTACAGCAGGAGTTATCGAGCACTGGGAAAATGAAGTCGAAGGATTAAAAGGTGATAGTGATAGTTTAAACGAATACTACAGGCAGTTTCCAAGAACAGAGCAACATGCTTTTAGGGATGAAACTAAAGATAGTTTATTTAACTTAACTAAGATATACGAACAAATTGACTACAACTCAGACTTTGAAAACAACAAGCTGGTTACTCAAGGTAACTTCTGTTGGCAGGGAGGAATAAAAGATACTAAAGTAGATTTTAATCCAAACCCAAACGGAAGGTTTTTAGTTTCTTGGGTGCCTAATATTGAAATGCAAAATAATATAATAGTTAAAAATGGTGTTAAATATCCAGGTAATAAAGATGTTGGAGCTTTCGGCTGTGACTCTTACGATATTAGCGGTACTGTTGATGGTCGCGGCAGTAAAGGAGCACTTCATGGATTAACTAAATTTAGTTTATTTGATTCGCCTCCAAATCACTTTTTTATAGAGTATATATGCAGACCACAGACCGCTGAGATGTTCTTTGAAGACGTTCTAATGGCAATACACTTTTATGGTATGCCTATACTTGCAGAAAATAATAAACCTCGTCTATTGTATTATTTAAAAAGAAGAGGTTATAGAGGTTTTAGTATAAATAGACCTGACAAAGTTTGGAATAAATTGTCTGTTACAGAAAAAGAAATAGGTGGCATACCTAACACTAGTGAAGATATTAAGCAAGCACATGCTGCAGCAATTGAAAGCTACATAGAAAACCATGTTGGAATTCAAGAAAATAATCAATATGGTAATATATACTTTCAAAGAACTTTAGAAGATTGGGCTAAGTTCAACATTAACAATAGAACTAAACATGATGCATCAATTAGCTCCGGTCTAGCTATAATGGCTGTAAATCAAAACAAGTACAAACCAACAGCTTTAAAAAATATTAGTAAGGCTAAATTAGGCATTAAAAAATACGACAACACAGGGTATAATTCAAAATTAATATAAATGATAAATACTAATTATAATAGTTCATTTCCAGATCAGGTAGTACCTGAATCAGAAAAAGCTACACTAGAATACGGGCTAGCTGTAGGTAGAGCTATAGAAAATGAGTGGTTTAGAAACGATAGAGGTGTTTATGATAGGTTTAACACCAATTATAACAATTATCACAGACTTAGACTATACGCTAGAGGA